CCAGAAACCTTTGCCCGCGCTGATCGCAGCCGAACCAATGTTGTACAGCCCGTTAGCGATACCCGTGCCTATGCTGCCGCCCAGCCGGCCGATACCACCGACGATTGCTTCCAAAGAACGGCCAATCCGGTTCCGATCAACATTGACCTCGACTGGTACCTGGATCTTGCTCAAACTCGCCAGCGTTTGAAGCTTCGCTAACTCTGCGGCCATCTCAGCCTGAAGCTTCGCCCCGCCGCCAAGATTGGGGTCAATCTCCACCGACAGTGCCTTCATCCGCGCTAACTCAAGCCGGATGTCATCCTCCCAGCCGCGAACCAACTCGGGTTCAACCGGGACGTTACGGACCTTCCGCTCTAGACCCTCGGCAGCAGCCTCAAACAACGCGATGTCTTTGCCGGTAGCGCGAATGGCGTCAAGATTCTTCTGAAGATCAGCAAGGGCGCGTTCAGCGAAAGACTTATCGACATCGACATCGACTTCAGCCTTGCGGGGCTTATCGACTGCTTTGTCAATGTCGCGGCTCAACGGCTTGGTGTTGGCACCGATGCTGACCTTGTGCCGCTTCTTCTCCTCGGCCTTAAGCTGCCGCTTAAGGTCTTCGGGGAAGTCTTCTAGGTTCGGGACAACCCGAATGGAAATCTTTCCGACTTCGTTGCCACTAGCAACCACTAGCCATCAGCCTTCCTTCTAGCAGCAGCGATTTTCTGCGCCGCGATAAATGCAAACGACCCCGGCCCCTTGTTCTTCCGGCGCACCGACTTATCAGGAATCGGGAACGGCTCAGGCGCTTTGGGCTTGTTCTTGGAATGCGCCGCAACGTAAGTCCACTGCAACGCCCTGATGGCGTTCACCGTGGCTACGTCGATGTAGCGGCCGGCGTCCCACCCGCGGAACTGCTGCCCACCACGGCGCTCAGAGTTAAACCGCGACTCCATCGGCAAACCACGAATCAACGACAACAAATACAGAGGCGTCAAACGGTTGTCGTCGCGGAACAAATCTCGCAGATCCACCCCGTAATACTCTTGGAGGTCGCCGGCCAGGAACTCACCGTACTCGTCTATGAGTTCGGTGAGTCCTCTGAGTTTCCCGACTGAGTCGCCTCCATCCAGACGTTGAACAGCCGCAGCGTCAACGCCAAATCGTCCTCAATGCGCTCGACAAGGGTGCGGGCCAGCTTCTCTTTGTCGGACACCAACGGAATGATCTTCAACGCGATCTGCGCCGACTTCTCAGTTACCGACAACGTGCCTTCGTCGGACTCTTGGGCCGCGGACAGTTCGTCCAGCAGACCGTACACCTCATCCCGGCGGTTCTTGGGGACGCGCAGAAGGTTACGGAGGGTGAGCTTTTCGCCGTCGACCTCAATCTGGAACGGGGCGAACTCTTTTTCGATTTCTTCGCGCATTGCGTCGAGGGTGAAGACGTTGTTCTTGGACATTGGCGGGCCTTTCTAAAGTTTGGGGTGGCGGGCCTGGGTGGAACAGTTTGGAGGAGGGAGGGGAGCGGCCCGCCAAGGACTCCCCTCCCCCCGGTCACACAAAGCGGATCAGGGAGTGAAGAGGTCTTCGTTGATCCACTCAAAGATGTTGCTGGAGCCGTACTTCAGGAATGTTGCACGGATCGGCAGCGAGGCGAACTCGTCGGTCGCCAGCGAGATGGAGTCATCGCGCTTGATGCTGGCCTTCGGGGCGTAAAACCCGATCTTGGTGTCCCCGTCGACCACGATGATAAACAGCGCACGCTCAACTGGAGTGGGGGTGCCACCCTTGACGCCGAACACACCGGCTTGCTTCGAGGCGTCCTGACCGTAGTACAACTCGAAGGACTGCATGTCGAACTGCTGCAAGAAGATCGTCAGGAAGTCCGAAATGGGCTGTGTGACAACCTCACGCAAGTTCTCGTTCTGCCAGGTGCCGCGAACCTCGGTGTCGCCACCGTCGTACCCGAATTCTGGGAGGTCATCGCGGGCTGTATGACCCACGGTAGACCACCCGTTCGGGGCGGTCGCGACCGTCGAGTCGACGGTGACGGTGACCGGCTCAAGCTTCGAGTTCACGGTGACCTCGACGTTCTCGCCGCCCAGCTTCCCGACGAACGCGACGGTGAAACCGTCAGCGGTGAAACCGCCACCGGTAACCTTGACGTTGCCGGAACCGACGCCTTCGATGTTCTCCAGCGCGGTCTGAACCTCTGCTGCACCGGAGTCGAAGGGCAGATCCAGGGTGGTGCCCGAAGGTGCGTCGGAAGCAACCGGCTCATCAGCCGCAACAGCCTTAGAGGTCTTGCTGCTCTTGGCTGCCTTGGGATCAGGTGTGGCCGCGGGCGGCTCAACACCAGTCGCCTCAAGGGTGCTGGCTTCCTGCGCGGGAGCCTTAGCCGGGATGGTTTCCACGGCTTGCTTCGGCGCGACAGTGCCCTCACCAACGGTGAGGGCGAACGTACCGCCGGTCGGTACCGCAGACGCAGCGAGCTTGCTTGAAGACGATCCGAAAGCCTCGGGGTCGATCTCAGCAAGCTGCGCCGGCGACGGGCGGGGGGTGCCCGGTGCGGCGACGTAAACGTAGCCGACTGCCGCTGTTACGACAGCCGAATCATTCTGTGACATAAGAGTTAATCTCCTGGTTTGTTGTTAGGGGGGCGAACCCCGAATTGGATCAGACCCTGCACCCGGTAGGAATCTTGGAACAGCGAGGAAAATTGGGTTGCGCCCATCGTTTCCTTGATGGAATGCAAGTAGCCTGCATCCGTTAGGGTTTGCCGGTGTACGGCTTCGTACAGTGCCTCCAGGGCTTTTTCGTAAAGCTCCTCAGTCTCAGGGAGCGATTCGATACCGAACGCGGTCATCTCGACCACGGGCAGACTCAGATCGGTGTACCGGATTTCGTGGCGTGCGCCGCCGATCCTTCTGATGTTGATCATCGGGAACCACCGGTAGTCGATGTCTTCGACCCAACTTCCAACCTTGACGTTTGTGGGTAGGGCGTTGCGTAGGAGTGGTAGGAGGACGGCTTGCACGCGGGGCATCTGCGACATCCGTTACCTCTTCTTCTTGCGCTTTTTGTTTCTGTTTTTACGTTTCTTCCACTGCTGCTTACGGGCCTTCTTGCTCTTAGCGTTCTGCCCTCTGCGTGTCGGTGCGGAAACGACGTTCTGTGCGGGGAAGCCGGCCGCCCTGTTGAGGATGTACAGACCGGACGGCGACTTCGTGATCGTGCCGTACTTCACCGGGTCGAAGTAACCTGACGGGTAGTGCCCGTACTCAAGTGCAAAAGCGTTCGGGGCGTACAACGACACCAACCAGTCGGGGCCAGGGGTTGGCTCCAACTTGATTTCGGCCTTTTTGTGTTTCGGCTCAATCCTGGTGTGGGTGGTCGCTAACCGCGCCGCCCGAAGATTCGTTTCTGCCCTTGTCTCAACTTCTTTGGCTTCTTCTCTGACCGCAGCCCTAATGCCGGGGATGTTCTTCACCAAGAACTTCGGCAGACCGTCCGGCCCCGAATCGTCGTAGTACAGCTTGACCATTTAGAACCGTCGCAGCATGTACGTCACATGAGCAGTCGCCGGAGACGAACAATAAATCGTTGCGTCCCCATGAACCACGAACCGCTTCCCACGCCAATCAACCTGAGCCTGGGCACCCATATGGCACACATACCGGCGAGGCAACCGAAGGCTGTAAAACTTCTCAGTCTCAAAACCTTCATTATCCTGCTCCGCACGGCGAGCCGACGTACCCGAAGCACCAATCGGCTGGATGCGGGCCACCGCAGGAACCCCAGTCTTCGACGCCCTCGTCTGGGTGTTCCCATCGGCGTCAATCACGACTTCCTCGGGGTACACCACGATGTTCTCGTTGTACTTATCCAACAAGCTCACCGGGTCACCACCGCTGCCTGATCCAGTCGATCACTTTGTAGTGGTTGCGGAAATCTTCTGCGTTGCGCCGGAAGAACGGGTCGTACATTGTTTGGCCGACCACCGGGCGGGGAGTGAGGTAGAACATGCCGCCGCCGGAACCGACACCCAGGATCGCCCACTCATCATCGGTGATGCCAAGGGCGCCTGAAGCGAACGCTTCGGACAGTTTGTAGGTGTAATCGCCGTCAGTCTCGGAGATGTACCCTTCGGGGTTGCGGGCCAGCCGCAACACACTGTCGCTCTCGACTTGCACAACGTCGTCTACGTTGATTGTGCCGGCGGTGATTTGGGCGTCTAGGTCTGGGATGCGGCGGCGAATCATTCGCTCTACATCTTCGAGCCGGACGTTGACCATTGTGGTTTCTTCGGCGGTGAGTTCGCGTCCCCATCGGGTCGCTACGTCATCGGCTGTTGCGTAAGCCATTGCTTCCCTTTGGTTGGGTGTGAAAAGGGTGGGCGGTAAGTGAAGTTACCGCCCACCCTTAACGTCACTTAGCGGTCGGCGCGGGCGCCTTCACCGGGGTGGCCAGGGGCTTCGGTGCCGGCGTCGAGGTCAGCTTCACGAACGCCTCGGGGTCGTTGACCAAAGCAGCGAACTCGGCCTCAACGCGTATGGCAATCGCATTTTGTTGCCATAATGAGATAATACCGCTCCCATCACCATTCGCGCTCATGTCCAGGGTTGCCTGATCGGAAACGTCGTAGCTGATGCCACCGATCTGACCCCACACCAATTGGCTGAAGTCGCCCATGTAGCCGACGACCTCGTCCAGCGCGACGTGATCGCTGATGTACGTCGGACGACCGATGACACGACCAACACGGAACGGGCCGTTGATGTCGGTGTACGTCGCCTCAAGGAACAGCGGGCGCTCCGCAGCATCCTTGCTGGCGTTCAGGATCGGCTCAGTCTTGGAGTCCAGCAACGTGCCGGTCCACTTCTTGTCATCGGC